ATCAGGATCGACGATGTCCGACACATCGAGATGTACGAGACCTACAAGCGTATCATCCGCGAGGGAGGAAAGAAAACACATGCTGTCGCCGTCATCGTAGACCTCTTCCATGTCAGCGAAAGGCAGGTATATTACATCATCAGAAAGTTCGAGCAGGACTGCAAAGACTGTGCAGTCGAATAAAGAAAAATTCCTTGCGCCATAGTCGTACGGGTGTTATATTTGCCCTGTCAAAAGCGCTTTGACAGAGTGAACTTAATTATTAACATCAAATTTTTACGACTATGGCATTAGATTCAAATGATCTTTCAATGTTGCGTAGCATGGGCATGACTCCCTACGAGCAGTTCAAGGTCGGCCACATGCAGAGCAAGAAAGCCAGCGGCACAGCCATTGGCGGCCTTGTCACGGCTGTTGGTGCTGCCGTTCTCGCAGTTGCTGCAGGCGCATGGGCTGGCTCACAGGCCAAGAACGCCAAGGATGTAGCCATTGCCAAGAACGACGGCCTCCGCGATCTCGTCACCACCCTGGCTACCACCGTGGCCGCTGAGCGCAACGAGCGTATCGCAGGCGACCTGAACATCACCACGACCATCAACGACTCCGTTCAGGGCAGTCAGTCTGGCCAGCTCACAGCCACCCAGCAGGCTGAGCTTTCCCAGGCACAGCAGCTGATGTTCGGCCTCAGCACCGGCGAGTACAGCAAGAACCCGCAGCGCGTCGCCCTGTATCAGGACGCTCAGCCCTGCCCGTGTCCTTGTGGCTGCAACGGCTAAACAAAACCATTGAATATCGTCGGAAATTACAATAAGGATTCCCTTGTTTTACTTTCCGGCGGTATTCTCCAATAACACGGCAATATGTTATGGTTTAACAAACAAAAGAAAGAGAAGATGGAATTTCTGAAGAACTATGTACCAACAAGCAAGGCGCAGCTGATACAAGCATCACTGTACTACGGCGAAGGGGATTTGAAGAAAGCCCAGGAGATGTTTGATTTCTACTCTAAGAATCTCAACCTTCCTGACTTTGATCCTGTCGATCCGTCGTTCATGCAGAAGTTCAAGACTAATGCATCTGGCATATTCTCATGGTTCAAGGAGAATCAGGGCGACCTCGTTCAGGGCTATCAGATCGTCCAGTCCATCATTAAGAACAAAGGGGTGATCCTGACTGAGGAAGCAGCCGAGGCACCTTTGGAAAGTATTAACGAATAAAACGACACGGCATTATGGCAGCATCAATAAAGAAGATATCGTTCAACATCTACGCCTCGACCGACGAGGAAGCAGAAAAAGGCCGCAAGGCCATCATCCAGTTTATCGACATCATGGGCCAGCATGGAGCCATGGTCACGGGCAACAAACTCGACCAGGCATTGAAAAAGCTCTATACAAGTCCCTTTGTCACAAGTCAGATTATCAATTTCTTTAAAAAGCAATAGTTATGGCAGAGAATAAACAGAACCAGGAATTCAAGTGTACGGGCGACTGTCTGAATTGTCTAAAGGATGATCCTGTCCTGCGCAGGAACCAGTGGCATTACTGTGCAGCGCAGAAAGCATACAATACCATGCGAATGCTTGGTGACATGCAGGCAGCGCTCAGATCCATGCAGGGTACTGTGGACGAGCTTAAGGCAAAGATCGAGGCCATCCAGAACAGTGAGGTAGGGGTGATCAGTCCGATGGACTCTGAACCGCCAGCACCTGTCGTCGAGAAACCTCAGAACAATATAGCGCAAGATGGGGGTGGCGCACCAGTAGATCCCCGATATAGTTAATCATTAAAACCAAAGAGTTATGAGAAATTGTAATTGTTGTTGTAAGAACGGCTCGGACGTGCAGGACTTCCTGCTCCTTGCACCAGGCGGCACGGCTGCCGATGCCAACTACGTGCTTGGTCTGACGCATTTCACATGTGGTGGGACCAAGATGCTGCTGACGGATCCTACCCATTCCGTCATCTGTCAGCTGGAGGCTATCCCTATCGGTACACCTATCGACGTCGGCAACGGCGAGTTCTGTCAGGAGTGCGAGGTGGCCGGTACTGTCACCTACAAACCTTGCTGCAGTTGTAACCCGAGAACGGAGTATGTCAGCTACCAGTGCTGTCTGCCGTGTTCGTCGGCCACCACGCCGAAGCTTGGCATTGAGACGGTCGTAGCCTCGCCAAAGGCTATCACCTACTATCGTAACAACGGCTGCGGTTGCTGTCAGGGTACGTACCAAAGCACCAACCAGATTGCCATCACCACGTCAATAAACGTTGCTACGGCATGATCGACTGGATAGATATTGCAAGCATCGTGTTTGCATCGGTGACGGCAAACCATCTCGACCTGATTAAGGCTTTCGAGGAGATCCTGGGACGTGAGCTGCCTGTCATTAACTGTGTAAAGTGCTGCTCGTTCTGGGCTGTCCTCATATACACTTTATTTGCCACCCACGATGTGATCATGTCGCTTGCAGTATCCTTCCTGGCAAGTTACAGCGCCATATGGCTCGAACTTATTGAAGGAATAATAGACAACTTATACAAGAAGATCTATGACACGATTTATCCAACAGACGATTAAGCCGCTTATCAGCAGGTTTATCCCTAAGGCGTTTTGTCCTGCCTGCGGAAGCAGCGCAAAGACACAGGAGGTACAGGCCGCAAAGCCTGTCAAGACTAACAAAACTAAAAGAACGAAGAAATGAACTCACAGGAATTGAAAACCGCCTACGCTGGCTTATACAGTCAGATGGCAAACTCAGGCAACCCTGACTACATGTACCTGTTTGGCAGGGTGATGACCGAGATGTTCAACTGGTATGCCGACAACAAGCCCGAGGCCGCCATGGAGTGGCTGGAGAAACTGTCGGCCATCAGGTGGAAGAACTATGTCACTCCCAAGGAGGCAGAAGCTATTGTCAGCGAGATGGATCCAAAGGCGCCCTGGTCTCTCGACCAGTGGAGGAGCGCGATGCAGCAGAACGGCTATCCTCTGGATGACGAGCCGTACTACAACCGCTGCGCCCTCTATGTCACCATGAACATGCTCATGAGCGACAGCAGCGTGACCATCTCGAAGTACGTCAACAACGATCAGGTGTTTAAGCTCGTCCACGACCTTGCCGTCGACAAGCTGAAGGATCAGGACGGTAAATTCATCATCCGCGAGTACTTTGATCTCTAAAGGGTAACAGGGACCACCACTTTGCCGTGTTGGTCGGGCGCGCTCATCGTAGTGCGCCCTTCTTTATTGATAAATGAGATTGCATTATAGGCATCTTGATTTCCTAAATATTTATAAAATATTTCGCCTGGTGATATAATATGCTGATATAATTTGTATTTTTGCAAAGTAACATTCAATAAAACAATAAGCCATATGAGAAAGCTGCTGCTGATTGTAGTCACACTCCTGTCGTTGTCTGTATGCGCACAGGAGAATCCTGAAAAGAAGGTAGACGAAAATGTTATCTTCAAGGTTGTTCCTGAACGCTGGAATATTCGGGACTGTATTAAGATTAGAAACAAGTCACCATACAGGATCCTTCAGGTAGTGGTGGCCTTGGTAGTAGGCGACAGACTCGAACCTTTAGGCACTACCACAAACATCTTTCCTGATGAATGCGAAACTATAGCGTCGTTCAGAAAAAACAGCCTCAGGTTTTTACGCGGACAGACTATCGCCATCAAGGCCAAAGCCTTAAGGATTGCCATCGAAGATATTAAAGGAGCCGATATCGGTACACCATTTGGTGGTATCTCATTCAGGAACCGCGATATAGACAAAGAAACGCTTAACAGCCTTGGCCCGGAGTGTTTTACTTATGAATTTGACGCAAAGATGTTTGAAGACAGGCATGACCTGTTTATAGACCTCTACGCTGCAGCAGGGGATGATATTATGAATTTTTGATACGTTAAATTTATAATACACCTCAAAAAGCGAGAGTACCATTGTTGAGACCCCCCCGACATGTGGATGGTATAACTGACTTCCGTCGGTGCAAAGGTAAGAAGATTATCTGAATTGGCAAAATAAAAAGAGAGGTTGTTAGCCTCTCCCTTTGTTTTATGGAATTTCACATTCTTCTGATCAAGTTAGAATACAGCAACAGCACGTATTTGTTTTCCTTGGAAACGATTTATGTCAAAGTAATTCTTAACTCCATCAGAAGTTCTGAACCAAACTCCTATGCACATTGACTCTGAGGAGTATTCTGATGTGTAATAAAGTCCTTGCACATTATAATCAACCACAGAGCCTCCTGTAGAAACGAAGCCTCTTGCCGGTAGGAAAATAGATTTCCCGTTGATCTTTGACGTAAATCTTAGCCCCTCAATACCATCAATCGTTTCAACTGCGGTATTACAATTTTCATAAAGCTCTTGAACATCGTTAGCTGTAGGTAGTCTCCATACAGAACCAAGATTGGCTCTTGCGGCATCATAAGTGGCGTTTACTGGAATGTTGCCTGCAAGAGAAGCTCCAGGTGTCGCATCATATACATCAGCCTTGGTTGCACCGAAATTATAATCACTTGAGTGTCCATCTATATTTCCCCATGAGAAATAAAGACCTGCACCCTGCTCTGTTGTTGCTCCAACATTGAATTTCATCCATCTTGTTCCACTAGGCAGTCCAAGATCTACGGAATTGTTGTAATCTTCTAATGTTGGAAGAAGTGCAGAAACACTGCTCTTCAATTTTGTAACTAAACAATTTCCCATAACTTTAAAATTTTATATTATTAAACTATTAACGATATATTGTTCCCTCTGCTTGATTTACCATAGGTATATATAGAGAATGGAGCACTTCATCAGTCATTGTGTCATATTCAGTAAGCGTAAACCCATTATCATCAACTTCCATAATTGTGTATGTGACGTGTGCCCAGCCAAGTATTACTTCTGTGGTGTCAAACGTCTCCCCGCCTTCATCAAAAATATGATGAGCAAGACCAGGCAAATGCCAATGGCCGCAAAGATACAGCTTGACGTCATATTGTTTGCAAAGAGATATAAGGTCTTCCCTGTGCTTCACTATTATGCCTCCAGAAGGGGGATTGTTTGTTCCATATACAGGATAATGGTCTGCTAATATGGTTATAAAGCCATTCTCGTAACTGTCTCTTACTGCTTCGGTCAGCCACTCGAATACCTCGTCTGTTAAATCTCCATTCTCTATTCCATAGCCCTCTGAGTAATCAATGTATTTAGCATTAAAACAGATTATCCTTACATTGCCTATTTCGATTACCCCTGTCCTTATGAACTCATCATGCTTGACTTTCACCCAGCACTCGTCGTGATTTCCCTCTATTGGAAAGCCGGGGATTGCAAGCTTTCTCATGTTCTGATAATAAAGGTTAAACATTTCAAGTACCTGCTCATTGGTGCCACCTTGAAGAATGTCTCCAAAAAGCACAGCAAAGTCTGCATTTTTTTCGCTTGCAAAGGCAAAAGCCATTCCACATCTCTCTTCTGAAGTCGGATCTAATACTAAAGAACCGTCTATAGTGTACCCAAAATGTGGGTCTCCAAACAGTGCTATTCTTGTTTTGTAGTTCCTGTTACTTATATTCTGCCAAATTTTGCCATTTTTTATAACTTTCAAATCCGCAAACGGAGTACTGCTGTCAGAGTAAATCAGGTAAGCAACATTGTTGTTGCATTTATCTTCCCTCACTTGATTATACTCTTCGGAAGTAACTATTTTGCTCAAACTATCAGAAACCTTCTTGTCTAATTCATTTATATCTTCTGATAATTTATCATCCTGGTTTGTCGGCAGTGCTAATACCTTTTTCCCGTCGGGGTTTAGCCCTTCTAATACTTTTCCTTCGCTGTTTATGGTTGCTTGTATAAATTCAGAGTTTTCAACTCCTTTTAGCAAAGCGCTACCAAGATCAAATCCAGTATTCTCAACTTTTGTCCCGTCTGCTTTCCTTCCACCTAACACCTTGTTCTCAGAATCTGCTTCTATAGAAATAAATTCTGAACTATCCGTATTCTTGATGGCGTTTCCGTCAATATGGATTTTGGGTGTTTCAAAGCCAATATGTTCTTTATTTACTCCGTCATAGCTTCGGCTTTGTACAATTTTTCCATCACCATCTGTGGTGGTCTGAATTAAATCAGGACAGTCTTCATTTTCCAGAGTAGATCCTCCGATATTGACTTTGTCGGTATTAGTGCCTTTTGAAACATTAAGCGCTCCTTTTATGACAGTATCACCAACAATCATTTTTGATCCATCCTCTCTCAACCCTTCTATGATTTTGTCTTCTGCATCTGTCTTGACTTCAATAAACTCAGGGCTATCCACATAGATACCACCATGCTTAAATGAGTTATAGACAGTGCCACTAGTCAAGAAGTTACCACTATTTTCAGTAGGCTCCATGTCTGTCTCTACAGCACCTATCTCAAGCTGCTTGGCATTGATGGTAGCCTGCATGTTGTCCATCTTCTCGTCTTGGTCGGCAAGAATAGCATTCTGCTCTGCAAACTTACTGTTGATGTTTGAGTTCTGCTGATTGATAGACTGAGATACAGAATCTTCTAATGCTGTACCTTGTGCTCTGGTATACACATCATTAGCATTGGCCTTTGTTGCCTCTACTCCTTCTGCTCTTGCCTTTTCTTCGGCAATGGATTCTTTTAAAGAAGCTATGGAGTCTGTTGAGCCACCCTTGATATCGTCTATTTCGTCTTGAAGAGACTTGATGGAACCTGATGATCCTCCTTTTATGTCGTTGATCTGCACTTGCAGTTGTGTGTCCGCATCGTGTCTTGTAGACGTCTCATGGTTTATCTTCTGGTCAAGCTCATCGTACATGCCAGTAAGTTCTTCAATCGCTCCGTCAGCTATTTTCTCGCGCGTCACGGCTCCCTTAGCAATTTTTGACGCGGTAATGGAATCATTTGCAAGCTTTTCGTTAGTAATCGATTCGTCTGACACTTCTGGTGTCATTATTCGCATATTGGTTTTGCGGTAGCCCTTCTGGTTGACATCCCACACCCAGATAAAGCCGTAGTGATCGAACTTGTAAGCATGCGAGGCAAAGTCGATTGCCTTATCGGCTTTTTCAAGCAAAAGATCATCTTTCATCTCTTTTGCCAGAATATCTCGTTCCAGTCTGTCAACTTTTTGTTCAAGTTCTTCTATTGTTGCCATATTTATTGCTGTTTTATCAAATATTAAGATCCGTATCCGTCTATAATTGCATCAAGAATGTCGTTAAGATCAGTGGCATAATACCAGGTGTTATCTTGTCGTTTTCCCATCAAAATTCTGTCGTTGGCATCCGTATATACAACCTTCCATTCTGGATTTGTGGTTACTGTTGTTACGCCTGCGTTAGGATCAGATGATAAAGCTACAATAGTTGCAAAATTCTTTTGGAATGCCGATTCTGCTGCAATGTCGGCAGCCGTGGGTAGAACAGTCAGCTTTGTTACAAGCGCAGTCGTAATGCCACTGTTTATTGCGGCCCATTGGGATGCTGTAAATCCAGATCCAAACAGACTGAACTCGAATGCCCATACTGTGCCGTTGAATTTATAACGGTCTATTCTGGCTATTTCGGTCGGATTGTCGTCTGCCGTTGGAATCTGCACATAACTAAAATCGTTATTGTCAGATGTTGAAATGACTGATGCCAGTGCGGCTGCTATATCGCTTTCCGTAGCAGCTAAGGTCAGTTGCAAGTCGCTGACAAGATTGTATGTACCACGGAAAGTGGCCGAGTCAGTTGCTACCTTTTCGTTTACGTATACTTTGGTGGCATACAGTTCAAGGATCTGAATAAGCTTCTCGTACTCGGGGATGTCTCTTAGAAAGTCGTACACTTCTTGGGGATTGTCAATCTTTCCGTCACCTATTGTCGGGTCTGGCACTATGCCTGCTATTCCATATTGTTTGCCCATTGTATATAATATTTAGATGTTTCTGAATTTAGCGGCCGTCTCTGGTTCCTTCTTTCCTTCAAAGAAGATCGAGGCAGCCTGGTAGATGACGGCCTTTTCTGCCTCGGGCCTCAACGCACAGTCGATATACGGCTCCTCGTCGCTCGATGCGCTGCTGACGGCATCCCTTGTCACTTCTGCCACCTCTCTTGTCTCTTCGACTGACTCCGACGGGGTAGGGGTAGGTTCTGGTGTCTCAGGATATGTCACTGTCGACATGGGGATATAGTTCAGCTCCTGGATATTTTTTATATATTGGCTGTTGTCATCTAATGCAGCCGTCCAGAACTTCAGCACTCGTTGCGCATAATAATTCTGGCTGCCGTCCTGATCGGTGATGAATGTAAGCATTGCCTTTGGCTTGTCGGGAGTGCCGCGTCCCCATGCGCTTCGCTGGCGTATCTCCTCGTCGCTGCCAGGCTCAACGAGCGTATAGACTGGCCATGACCATCCTTGCATCCTGAATGATACGAAACGTAGGAATTTGCTTGGAAGCTCGATTCTTCCTATTCCTTCAGTTCCGACAGTCGCCTGCGGACTTGTCTCTTCGTTTCCCAAAGTGATATCTTCATAGTAGGATCTCGGCACAAGCATGGCTATCGGCAGCTCCTGCAGCAGTCCCTCTACGGCATGCTGGGCGGCCTGCCACAGCTCCGCGTCGGTATCGTCGGTGAAGCTGTCGGCGGCCTCAGGCACAATGTCGTCGATGGCCGTTCGGATCTTGGCGATGATGTCACTCTGAAGGATGATCATTTCTCAGCGTTCAGGTATTTGATGGTGAAACCGTGTTCCTGTGCCACTCGGCCCAGGGCGGTCGGGTTGCGCACCTCGCTCTTCTTCAGGCCGAACTCCTTGATGATGGCCTCGCGGGCGAGGGTGAAGTTCTCGTATTCACGGACTGTCGGCGCGCTGGCCTTGTCGGCTACAGGCGCCTGTTTCTTTTCCTCCTTCTTGGGAGCTTGTGCCTCAGGTTCGGGATACTTTGTTGTCTCGGTGATGGCACCACGGCGAGAGAGTGATGACTTGCGGATGGCGGCGGCTACGGCCGGATCGGTCGTGTTGAAGTTGGCCACACCGTTTGCGTTGCGCTCGCCGAACTCCACGAGGCGGTTACGGCCTCCGCACTGTACGACGAATATCACCCTTCTCTCTGCTGCGAATGTATAGGTCATGAATATAAAATCTTGGGTTAAAAAAGCAGCCCTCCCGTCACACCGGGCAGGAGGGCTGGGGAATCAGACTACTCTATGCGGTGATCTCGTCGGTTACACCGAGCGATTCATCAAAGTCAGGACGGAACACACGTGCATGTGCGCTGGGGAAGTAAAGCGTCCAGCAGCTGAACTCCTCCATGACTACGGCGTTAGAGTTACGGATGAAGAGCTTCTTCAGGTCGTACTCCTCACGGCTCCAGTCGCCGAACACCCACTTCTCGAGGTATCTGGGATCGAGCATGAATGCACAGCCCGACATTCCCATGTAGTTGAATGCGTCGTGACGGTAGATCAGCACCTTTGTACCCATCGAGCTGAACGACTCGAAGTCGAGTCCCCAGTTCTGGTAGTTGCTCTCTGTCTGGGTGATGATACGGCGGCGGCTCTTCAGGTTAGAGAATGCCTTGTAGATCAGGTTGTCGACAAACAGCATCTTGGTACGCGAACCGTTACCTGCATCCTGGATGGCCTGACGTACAAAGTCGTTCAGCTCGTCCTCGGAGATACTGTACTCATACACGGTCTTGGTTACCATCTTCTCCGTCGGGGTAGCATCGGGAACCACGGTATCGCCAGTAGCCTCAGACTTCCAGGTCGTACCCTCGTCCTCGGTATAGACAACGGTGTCTACGGTGCTGACCTGACAGTTATACAGCAGATGGCCCTCGTTATCCTGATCCTGTACCTCCACGGTTACTGCATGCTCCTCGCCGTCGCTGCCGATCACGAGCTTCGGCTGCCAGTGACCAAGCTGGATGTCCTTGCTTGCAAGCCAGTAGATACCTCCGGTGGTGTATACGTTACCGTTCTTTCCGTAGCGCGTTACTGAGCGTACGCCGAACAGGCCTGAGCGCTCCATACCGTCGCGCATATCGTCCATGGCGATGCGCTCCTGCTTGGAGAAGTCCCAGTCAACAACCTTGTCGGTCATGCGCTCGATGATCGACTCCTCGCACTGCATGATGAAACGCTGGCAGTACTGGTCCGACGGATTGGGCAGGTTATAGTAGCTGGCAGTCTCCACGTCCTTTTCACCTGCGGCGCGACCAAGGCGAAGCATTATGGCGCCTGCGGGGATGTCGGGCAGATCCCAGTTATTACCCTTCGACACGTTTCTCTTACCGTTACATGCGATCACCAGCGGATACTCCTGAGCGTCGCGGGCAACGACACGTACCTGCAGCGGACGCAAGGTCTCGCGGGTCGTACCGTCGGCCTGGTAGCCCATGATCTCCGGGAAGATGATGGTGTCCTGGAAGTCGAATACCGTGTTGTTGACGGGCTTCACTGCGTTGGCAACACCGTTGCTGGTTGCGTTGATAGCCTCCTCCAGCGTGGTCTTGATCGGGCGCTGGCCAATCTCATAGTACTTAACCAGGATAGACTTCGACTTCTGCGTCTTGGATGCGGCGCGCAGGATCTGGTCGATAGGACACGACTCGAGCTTCATCTCCACGATGTGCTTGTTGATCTGCGTGACATAATAGTCGTAGTCATGCTTCTGGCCCTCCATGATGGCCTGGGCCTCGGTGAGAGTCTTGTCGCCAGCCACACCCGTACCGGGACCGTCGAGGTTACCAACGGGGTTCTGGATGGCGGGATCGTCGGCCATGGCAAAGGCGCCACCGCCACTGAGGATGATTGCCAGGGCGGCAACCATGAAACCTAACCATTTCTTGAACTTTTTCATTGCTTTCAATTTTTTAAGTTATTAAATAGGGTTGTCAATATTTCTTCATCTTCCTGAGCGCTTTCAGGGTGGGGTTTTCTTCCGTCTCAGGGGCCTTGGGCGCCTCACCGCCTCCGCTGGTCAGGTCGGCTGGCATGTTGTCGCGCTGGCGCTGTGAGTGGCGGTACATGTCGATCTTCTCGTTCTTGCCCCGCTTGTAGCCCTTGTCCTCGGCCTCAGCCAGGCGTACGTCGTAGTCCTTGATCTTGAACAGTCGGAGGAAGTCATCCTTCAGGAGCTGATAGTTCAAGGCGCGCTTGATCAGACCGTTCTCCTTGTTGTAGATCCAGTCGATCAGGTCGGCCACCTGCTCGGGCTTGTAGCCCATCTCGGCCACGGCAGCGTCCAGCTCGGCATCCTCGGCAGCGATCAGCTCCTGCTCCTTGGCGCTCAGCTCCTCCTCTGCCTTGCGCTCGGCGGCGCGCTCCTCTTTGCGCTTGGCCATCTTTGCCTTGGCAGTCTCGGAGTTCTCGATGTAGTCAAGGAAGAAGTCGATGTTGTTGTCGATGATGTAGTCCTCCAGCGAGAAGTCGGTCCCGTCGGCGTTCTTGCCGCTCAGGATACCTGCCATCATCTCGGGGGCGATGTCGCTGTTGTTGACCGTCTCGTTGAAACGGCGCAGGCGCTCGGAGTCCTGGTCGTAGGCATCGAGGTCGCCGAGGATGGCGGCGCCCAGCGCCTCATCATCGTCGGTGTTCAGTTCAGGATTGCGGCCCTTATAGCGCTCTGCAAGCCGCTGGCGGCTGGTAGGCTGTACGGCCATTTCTTCTTTCTCTTTTGCCATAATTTTTCTATAGAATTGTTAAATTGCCCAAAATTACGGAGATTTTGCTATATCGCAGTTATAAAAAGTCAATTATAGTTATTATATTTGCAAAGTGTGGTTGTGACATGAAACGTAAAGGGCATATATCTCAGACCTATATCAAGCGGGACAGAGATGTTCTGCCGATGCTTTACAGGCGCGCAAAACAACAGGCAGACTACCCTACGTCGGTCGATAAGATCTTCAACATCATGTCCGAACTGCCGACCGACAGATTCTATATTGCCGACGATGCGGCGCTGTTCTATGTACGCAAGCGTTATTTCCATAACGAGGAGATCAGTTTCCGCACGCCTCAGAAACAGAGACTATTCAAGGCTTTGTACGACGAGGTGCTTCTCATGATGCAGGAAGAGAAATACAAGGCGCTCGGCCTCCAGGCAACGACCATCTGCGCCCTGATGCGCCCGGCCCCGTGCGTCGGCCTTTCTCCTGTAGGTATATCCAAGATTTTTCGACGTAGAAGGAAAGAAGGATGTGGAAATTCAGAATAACCATCGCCCTGTGTGTCATCATGGCGTTCGTCGTGCCGATACCCGGACTGTTCGCCGTGTCAGAGACATCGCCGACATATACACATTTCATCTATATGCTCGGTCATGCAGGGTGGATCCACTACCTTATTAATATATGGACGCTGCTGGTGCTGCATAACCTGTTGCGCTGGTATCGTGTCATCGTTGTTTACGGCTGGGCGGTTCTCGAGTCGTACGTGCTGCTGCCCGATCAGCCGATGGTCGGACTGTCGGTGTTCAACTGTGTCTTCATCGGATTTGTGGCTCCCTGGCTCTGGTGGCGCGACCGTCTGACGGTGCTGCTGACGATAGTACTGCTGCTGCTGACATGCGTGGTTTCGGGGCTGGCAGGCATCCAGCATGTGGCATCGTTCTGCTTTGGCGTGGTGTTCTGCCTGACCGAAGGGAAGATCCGAAGTCTGTGTAACTATATCAAGGATTGAGTATGGCAACGGCGGTAAAGGTGCGCAAACAGACGGGCATGCCCGACAGCCAGCTGAAAGCTACGCTGGCCGAAAACCTTAGCCGCATGCGTGTACTCTTCACCCGTTATAATCCTGTCACAGGGAAGCATGCGCCAGGCCGTCGTGTACGTGTGGTGATAAAGGACTATCTTGGTGGTCAGGAGCTGTACGTTCCCGTGGAAATGTTCCGTAGCCGCTTCTTTCGTGTGCTGTTGCATTACGGATCCATCGATGCCTTTGTACGGCGCAAGATGACGGAAGATGATCCTGTCAAGGCGCGCAAGGCTGTGGTCCGTCGTCTGATACGCCTGCGCTGCAAGCACGACTTCTACTTCTTCGCGGGCGCGTACGCACGTATTAAGAATAAGGAGGGTGGTGAGGATATCCCTTTCTACCTCCGTCCCGCTCAGGTGAAACTGGCAAAAATCTTTGAGAAGTTGCGCCTGGAGGGTAAGCCGATCAAGGTAATTCTTCTTAAGTGTCGACAGTGGGGTGGCTCTACGCTCACCGATATCTACATGGCCTGGATCATGCTTTTTTGGAAAACAAGTTGGAACTGCAATATCGTGGGCCACCAGTCAACTTCTGCCATTACGGTATTTAATATGTATCAGCGTCTTATCAATGCCTTGCCGCTTTGGCTGTTTTTTCAAACAGGCGATCAGTATCCAGAGGATGTGCGCAAAATCAAAGATGATCGGCACAATCCTAATGTTAAATACCTTGTTCCAAGGAAATGTAAAATTCAGACAGGATCTGCTCTTAACCCCGATGCAGCGCGAAGCGACGATGTTGCCATGGCACATATCACCGAAGAGGCATTCTTCCCAAATACAGAAAAATGGACGCCTGCTAAGGTAGTAAAATCTGTCATAAGCCCAATAACAAATCTGCCATATCAATTTATAGTTCGTGAATCCACCCCTAATGGCATGGAGAATGAATTTCATGATGAGTGGCAGCGAGCAAACACTGTTGACAAAGAAGGTAATCCTGTATCATCATATTCTCCTGTCTTTGTGGCATGGTTTGAGATCGAGGGTTATGTTAAACGATTTAAGTCCGACGACTAGCGCGCCGACTTTGCCGTCTGGCTGTGGCGTCACCGAAAGGACGATACGGGCAACGGCGCTTACTTCTGGCACTTGCACGAGATAGGTGCCTCGTTGGAGGGCATCAACTGGTACATCGAGAAACTGAAGGACTATTCCTGTCTGGAGGATATGCAGCAGGAGTATCCGTCGGATGCCATCGAGGCGTTCAAGTACTCAGGCCGTGCCGTATTCGACATCTATCAGGTGGAGCAGTTGCGCGAGGACTGCCAGGATCCGATCTTCATCGGCGATATCGAGGGTGATGCCTATGATCCGCTGACGGAGGCTGTAAAGGTTGACGATAAGCTGAAGCGTTACGAGAAGTATGCCTGTATGCAGAATCTCAGGCTTGTGGAGCAGCCTGGCGGCTTCTTCCGTATCTGGGACATGCCCGACTATACCGAAGTGGTGCGTCACCGTTATCTGGTCAGCGTCGATATCGGCGGCTCCCACCGTACGTCCGACTGGACCGATATCGTCGTGTTTGACCGTTATGATGTGATGTACGGCGGCGTTCCTGCCGTGGTGGCCGAGTGGCATGGTCATTGCGATCCCGACCAGCTGGCCATGAAGTGCGCACAGATAGCCCATTTCTATCAGGATGCGTTCCTCGTGGTGGAGAACAATACGGCCTACTCACGCATGAACGATACCGACGGCGATATCTCCGAACTGTTCTTCCCGATCCTCGTGCCGCTGTACGACAATCTCTACAACTCCAACCACTCCAAACTGCTGAAACACCGCCAGAAGGAGCTGCGCTGGGGCTTCAACACCAACCGCTCTACCAAGGTGGCCATCGTCAAGAACCTTGCTGCCATCATCCGCGACCGTAAGTACCTGGAGCGCGAGGCCGATACCCTGAACGAGTACAGCTATTTTATGCAGTACCCCAAGGGTAGTAACGTGCAGTACGGCAACGCTCCGGGTAAGCATGATGACCGTGTCATGGCCCGTGCCATCGGTTTATATGTTGAAAAGGAGATGGATTCCCCGTCAATCGTCGAGCAGAAGACAGCCGAGGAGATTGCCCGCGAGAAGCTGCGCCGTGTGAAGCCAAAGGCACCTGAGCTGGTTGGAGTTTAGTTCAAACTTAACTTATAAGTTAATTATTTCACTATAATATACAATTATGAAAATCAAAAGAATGATTACCGATACGATGTTCCGTATCTATGAGCCTGTAGCCCTCCGCATGGAGAAGATGAGGGCTGCCCGTATGTGGCGCGACGGTGTGCGCCAGTGTGAGAAGATGTATAAGGAGCTGCACGGCCCTCGTGTGTATCTGCTCTTCGACGCTAACCACATGGTCTGGTCACCGATGACCTACGAGCCTAACAAACAGTACAAGCCCTCGCTGCGCCAGCTGCGTGTCATGGGAAAGATGCATGGATCTGAGAAAGTGAAGAGTGTCGAAGACATGAAGCGCTTCAGCTATTACTACACACCGTCGAAGTGGGGCGCCCTGGGCTGCGAGGAGGACAACCGTGTACGTGCCGACAAGCTGCGCCTGTGGATCACTTATTATATCGGCAGCCTCTCAGAACCTATGCGGAAGTGCCGGGACTACCGACAACGGATGGCAGCATCGACGCCTCCTCTCCAGAGTTGAGCCGTGCCGATCCGTTGTCACGTTCCTGTACACCGGGGGCCTGTCCTGTAGGAGCCTGTCCCATGGCGGCCTGCTGCTGGGCTATCATCGCTTTCTGCTGACGGTGTTCGAGTATCATGCGCTTCAGCTTGGCCGTGTCGCCGAAGTCGGCAGCGTCGAGCATCTGGTCTGATGCGATCTCGTCCTTCTGGTAGAACTGGTATGCCAGCTCCTGCAGCTGTTCGCGGATGACAGCCGAGTTGGCGTCAAGTGCCAGGGCTACGTCACATTCGATATCGCCCATCGTGTCTGGATCATAGTAGCGCCAGATATCCTCGCCGGTGATCTGCACCGAACGGCGGGATGTATAGAATGCCTGGATCGTCCAGAGCTGCTTCTTTGCCAGCCTCAGCGAGAAGTTGTTGAACGAGGCCACATAGTCGGTCACACCCGTTGCACTTGACTGCTGCTCTGCGGCATATCGCTTGTAGCTGGTTCCTGCCGTCGGGGCTGCGCCCTGTAGTGCGGGTTGTACGTTACTCTGTGTATGCAACAGCTCGCGGTCGCGCTGCATGATCATCTCCAGTCCTGCCGGCAGACTCTTGTTCTGGATCTGCTGCGGCACCTGTCCTCCGTTCTTCGACGTATAGAGGATGTAGCCGTCCACCTTCACGTATTGCTCCATCATATCGTCAATATTCATATCATCCGTTATGGACTCCTGGTCGATAGCCAGCACACCCTTCGAGGAGTTCATGATAATGAAGTCGATCAGGATGTTGTCGTGGTTGTACTGTCGCTGCTTGTCGATGATACGGTCCTCGAACGAACGGATCTCACCGTCCATGCCGTATGCCAGGAACACATAAGGATGATAGTAGAACGAGAAGCCGTCTCTCACGACGCGATAAGGACTGACACACTCCTTCAGCAGATAGCCGTTGGGCGACAGCAGGCGGTAGTACCATACATCCTCGATGCGCTGCTCATACTCTATCAGCTCCAGCTCTGACTCAGGAACATAATAGGTGATGTTGCCGTCTGCGTCCAGCAGAGGCACACCGTTCTCGTCACGACGGATGTTATCCAGACGGCGCTGCTCGTTCTCGGCATCGATGGCGGCCTTGTCCGACAGCGGACGGAAGCCAGCCGTGGCGTTCAGGCGGTCATGGCACCACAATGCGCGGTTGTACTCCTTGCGCCAGATCTCAATGACACGGTACTTGCCGATGACCGACGGATGCAGGAAATCATCGATGCGGTCCGTCTGGTTCATGCCCGTGTCGTTATAGCCCTGTTGCAGGTTGGTGGTCTTGGCCGATACATAGATTTGCTGCAGCTTCTGCTCGTCGGCAGGACCGTTGGAACAGGTCTGCAGAAGTTTCGGCCACGACATGTCGATAGCCTCGGCAATAAACTCCACGTCTTCCAGGTCGCGGCGGCTGAACGGAGGCAATGCAAGGTTGAACTGGTTGATTTTGTCGATATACACGTCCTCGCGGCCGTTTCGCATGGCCCATTTCACCTTGCCTACGGTCAGTCCCTTGCAGATATGCTGCTCAAACAGCTCGGCCATCAGCTCCGATTTCTCGTTGTTGTTGTCGTTCTGGCGCAACAGTTCTGACAGTACCAGGGCGTAGTCGGCCTCCTGCGAGTCGACGCTCTTTACCTTCGGGGCCATATACTGCTGACGTACCAGACCTTTCAGCGTCACCATCTTGTCGGTGATGATGTCGCTCGACAGCGGCGCCATGCCCTTCATCTCCATATAGTCGTGTACGGTAATACTGTGACCGTTGTATACCACCGTGTCGTTCAGCTGACGGCCCATGTAGTAGTCGTTGTTGCGTATGAACTTCCTGTGCAGGTCGTGCATCCTGTCATAATAGTGTACGGCCTCCTGCAACATCTCCGTGTACTCGCGACTGTTGGAGAAACGTGTATGGTCGTAGCCCTGCGATGTGTACACACCACGTTCGGGCTGCCGCGTCTCCTCGTTGTATATGCCTCTGCTCATTGATCTTACGAATTTTTCGCAAAAATAAATTGTTTCGCGCGCACACAGGTTATAAAATGTCAGAATTGACTTTTTATAACACTGGTCCACCTATTTAACACTATCTTTGCTCATCAAACATTAATTCATCTGTTATGGCAAAGAAGGTAAAGATAACCGAGAACTGCATCATCACCAGCGATGACAAAGGCCAGCGTTCACTGGTCGGCAAGGCCAAGGAGGCGCTTACCACACTCGACAAGAACAAGATCGACATCACCATCGTACTCGACAGTACCTCAAAGGAGGATGCCGAGAAGTTCCTGAAGGAGAATAATGTCCCCTATACGGACCTGATCACGATGGAGGAGCAGAAGAAGGGCGACAACTACGACGCATTCGTCGTGGGCGATCCCAATGTCATCCTGCTTTCGGGCGACTGGACGTGGACGCTGGAGAGTATCGTCGACAAGCTCTACAACAACCGAGAGAAGCCTGAGGCACAGCGGTCGGAGCAGACCAAGATGGACGACAAGTTCAAGGACTACAAGCACTGGGCCGAGGAAGCCAACGAGGCGCGCAAGAAGCGCCAGGCAAAGAGTGATATAGCATCAGCATAACCTACAGCCATCACAATGATAACCATCAGCATCACCAAGGCAGACGTTTACTCTATAGCAGAGGGTATCAGCGTAACGATCTCGCAGCACAACGGCGGCGCACCGTCCTACGAACAGCTGTGGGCTTCGCCGTCTGAGTCGCGCAAGCTCGACATCTACTACCGCCAGGCTGTCAGCGACCTCGAGCGTCACCTCATGGTCTGGGCTGCAGAGGTGCACGCACAGTTCGATCTCACGGAAGCTGGCGATGACTACGAGCTGAAACTCAGCATGAGCCGCTGGTGGCCGTCACGGCTGGAGGGACTGCTGGCCAACAAGATCCAGGACTATCTCGTACATGCCATCACCGCCGGGTGGCTCAACGACTTCGACGGCCTCAACGTCAAGATCGACTACATGGCCGTGGCGGCCTCCGACATCACCGATATCCGGGAGATCATCCACCAGCGCGCTTTTGACTTCGAGGAAGAGACACGTACAGAGGATACCGACGAGAAGCCTGGCGACGACTACGACAGCGCTTCGTCACGAGCCAGCGACACCGACGAGAAGCCTGGCGACGACTACGACAGCGCCACATCACGAGCCAGCGACACCGACGAGAAGCCTGGCGACGACTACGACAGCGCTTCGTCCCGTCGGCATGACTCAGGAAAGGATATGTTTGTACTCCCCCATGAGGCAGGATACCGTAAGAAGGACGACGTCCGGAAGAGCGGCCCCGATGATAAGCCGTTCCTCTGCCGTACACGTACCGACCGCCACCGCGACAATGCCGTGGTGTGTCATCATCCTGAGTGGACTGACATGAGCGGCACAGGTATCGCTTACCGCGACCAGATGCCTCCCGTGCCCACACGGCCGATGAAGGGCATGGGCTACACACCGGCACCCGATCACCACATTCCCGATCCCGTGCCTCCGTACCCACCATGTCCTCCCGTACCTCCGAAGCCGCATCCTGTACCGCCATCACCGCCTCCTTACAATCCCAGAAAAGAGCCGAAGGTATATCCTGAGCCTCCCTATCATGCCGTACCGCCTCACTACCCGCCGTTCCCGCCTCTGCCAGAGGTGCATCCCGACGGTAAGGAGTGGAGCGATACAGATCAGTACGACTACAAAGCCGAGGAGCGTTTCATCAACTCTCACGAGTGCGGTCACCATGATTGTCCTAACGATCCTTTCGGCTGGGCCGATGAGGATGACACAACAGAGAACAACGAACAATGAATTAATATACGATTATGAGCAACAACGAAAAGAAAATCACCCTGTCGTTCGACCTCGGACAGGTGGCCAACGACATCCTGGCAAAGTGTAACCTCATTAGCAAGACCATCAAGGACGAGGCGCTGGAGGATATCCGTGCCAGCGTTCAGGAGCCTGACGATCCTGAGACGCGCAGCATCATCAACCGTTCAGTCACCGAGGCCTTCGGCAATGTGAAGGTAGCCTGCCAGCGCTATCTGCATACAGGACGTGTCACAGACAACAACGACCTGGAGCAGATGGTCAGCAACATCACCTATGTCATCGTCGACGGCCATGCTACCGACGAGATTGACACCATCACCTACGAGACAATCGTGCTGGAGCTGTTCATCCCCAACTTCAACACCTCTGTCACCGACGCCTTGAAGTCACAGATCCACAAGTATGTTGTCGACTATGTCATGAGCCGTTTCCTTCAGGATCAGGTGGGCGAAAAGGCAGGCGAGTACAAGGAGCTGGCCGAGGGCGAGGACTTCCGTCGTATCGTCAAGCTGCTGAACACCCGCGAACAGTACAACTCACGCAAGCCGTCGTGGATCTAAACGTATCAGGAGATGACAGCGAACCAGAAAGAAGTAACCCAGTACTCGTGCGCCGTGTTCTCCCTTGTGGCCGGAATAGCGCTCTGTTACATCAATTTCCTGATGTTCGGCGACGTCACCAACGGCGTCCTTGGCATGACAGGTATGTGCATGTCGTTCTCCGGCGGCGTATTCGGCTTCTCTATCTGGGTGCGTGGAAAGGCTGCCGAAGTGGAACACTATGTAGACAAGCGCCTCGACGAATACGAGCGCCGGAGAACCCACAACAGAAGAGAGAGAGACTATGGAGCTGATGAAGACATCCTACGAGGGCCTGGAGCTGATCCGACGCTTTGAGGGCTGCAAGCTGAAAGCCTACAAGCCTGTGCCGACGGAGAAGTACTACACCATCGGCTACGGCCACTACGGCCCCGACGTGAAGCAGGGTATGACCATCACTGCCTCAACGGCCGAAGAGCTGCTGCACAGGGATGTGCTTCTGATCGAGATGGAGCTGAATACCCTCGGCATCAACTTCATGCAGCAGCAGTTCGACGCGCTGGTATCCTGGGTCTACAACCTTGGTACTGGCAGCTTCCGTAACTCCACCATGAAGAAGTATATCGTAGCAGGAAAGCCCGACTATGACATTACCGACCAGATGGTGAAATGGGTGAACTCTAACGGAAAGCCTCTGCTGGGCCTGATGCGTCGACGTGTAGCCGAAGCCAATATGTGGCTTGGCGGCGACATCTACAGGATCGAGAACAATAAAATCACAAGACGATGACACCGATGCAACTACTCCGCATGTATCACGACGAGAACACGCCCACCCGCCAGGGCTGCGGCGGCCCCGTGCTGCTGGTCTGCCTGCTGATAGCCCTGCTGCTGTCAGGCTGCAAGACGCAGTACGTGGAGGTCCCTGTCGTACATACCGAGTATGTCAGTCGTATCGACACGTTTATCCAGAAGGATTCCGTTTTCCGCCACGACAGCGTATTCATCCACTCCAAGGGCGACACCGTCTGGTATGAGAAGTGGCACACCCAGTACGTCGATCGCTGGAGAGACAGGGTGATCATAAAGGACAGCCTGGTGGTCGATTCCGTTGCTCAGCCCTATCCCGTGCCTGCCGACAATACCTATTGGGAGAAGACCAAGATCCGCTATGGAGGCTGGGCTATGGGCATCCTGGCAGGATGCATCATCATATTTGTCATGCGCCTTAAGAAGAAGACTCTATTTTAGTTAATAACAATAATGTTTTAGGTTTTTAGTTATATTGAATGGTTAATTGTTTTTGATTGAATGAAGCGACATTCACTGGTTTTAAGTCCTCTTGCAGCGGCAGGGATTGCTAATTGAACATTTTATAATTAGTTTTTCAAGTTTATGGTTTGTAGTAATATCTTATAGTTAGAGTACGTAAGAACAGAGCGGCTTGTACGGGAGTACGGGCCGCTCTGGTCATTATAGAGACAGTATGTATTATGGTGCCTGGATTTTGTCAACCTCCTGCTGTGCCTGCTTGCGGATGCTGCGAATCTCGTCCATGATGGCGCTGTCATCATCACCCTTGCCCAGCTGCCTCTTCAGGCGTCCGATCTCACGGTTGGCATCCTTTACTATGTCATAGATGTCAAGCCAGTTACCGTAGCTCTCTTCGAGCTTCTTCTGACGGTCGCCCTCAGCGGTCTTTACCTCGTCGGCATACTTCTTCGACTGCTGACGGATCATCTCCAGACGGTACTCGTCGCGCACATCAGCCGACGTGGCCAGCTGCACATACTTGTTGATGTCGTTGTCGGCCTGCTTAGGCTGCTCTCCGCTCAGGAAGAACTCCACCTGCTCGCGGGCCTCATCCTTTGTGAACACCTTGTAGTTCTGCTCTGCCAGATAGCCGAAGATCTTACGTCTCAGGCGCTTCTTCTCGGCCACATCCTTCTCAGCGTCGTAACGCTCCATGGCCGACTGCAGGTCTACGATGCCGTCCGACAGTTCCTTGCGCTGCGTGGCCTTGACTGTGGCAATGGCGGCTTTCAGACAGTCCTCTGCATCGATGCCGTTCATCACGGCGGCGTTGTAGGTGCGCATCACACCATCCATGTCACCAGCCTGGACGTAGGTCTTGAAGTAGTCGACGGCCTTCCATCTTGTGAAGCCTTTTTGCGACGGCATGACCAGATCGAACATCTTGAACTCCTTGTCCTGCTGTGTGGGGACAGAGTAGGGGATGAACTTCTTGGCGGTCATGGCCAGCAGGGCTACGGTGTTGCCGTACTTCTCTGCGATTTCCTGCGTCTCACGCGGCTGTTTGTAGCCGTACATGCCGACTGTCAGCGGGAGGTCGTACATCAGGTAACGGCCTATCGGGTTGGCCTTACCGCTCATGCGCTCCATCAGCGGGGTGGGGAACTCCACACCGTGACGGCCCATGAACAGCTCGGGGAACTCCCTGAACTGCTTACCCCATCTGGCGTACCACTCCGTACCGTCATCGTAACGGCCCAGGAAGAGGTGCGTCTGCTGGCCGATGGTATTGCCGTACATTGTATAGTCATACCACTTCATTCCATCAGGATAAGCCAGCTCGTAAGGCGACTTGTAGTCGGGGTTGGTCTGACGTATCTCGTCGGCCTTTTCCTTCTCCTTGGACTCGTCCTTTGCACGGAACATGGCGTTGATCGCATTCATCAGGATATAGAAGAATCCGCACACACCTAACAGATAACATTGCTTGGCGTTCTTAGAACGGAAACGGCGGTTCTCGTCTCTTGGTACGTCAAAGCCGAATGCACGTTTGATGTTGTCGGCGTTGTAACGGAGGTAGTTCAGGAAACCACTCTCGCTATACACGCTGCCGAAGCCAAAGTTTGCCAGGAAGTGGCGCTGCGTCGAGATCAGCCAGTCAGGCGACAGGAATGCACGGCGCATCCACTTGATAAGTGCCGGACTGACGTTCAGCAACTCCCAGTACTGACCTCCGAAAGTGTCATTGACGTACTGTCCTGCCTCATCAAGCAACTGCTCACGCTGCTCTGCTGTCAGACCTTTCTTTTCGACGCGCTTATCGATCTGCTCTGCAAACATCTTGAAGCAGGCGATCTTCAAGCCGTCGTGGAGGTAGTTCCACAACACCTTATCCATGCCCTTGTTGATATAGTCGAGGGCGGCGGCAATAGGTGTGGCGGCAATGCCAGCACCCTTCTTGGCCAGATTCTCCTCCTTGGCCAGCTGACGGACGATTTCCCTCAGCTTTTCAGTTACGTTATTAACGTCGGCTGCCGAATAGTCCTGCGTGGCTCCCAGCTGCACCAGATGGCCTGCTGCCAGTTTGAAGTCCTCTGGATGGGCGTAGGCAGGAATGGTTCCAGTCTTTGCACAGTCAAAGATGATATACTGTCCCAATGCCCTGAGCGCCCTGTCAGGTCTCATTTGTGCCATGGCCACCTCTGTCAGCGCGCCCATATGGAAGGCGCTGAACGCCAGTTCAATCTTCTTGGCGGTCGACGATACCACGTCGTAGCCCTTGCCTACCTGGCTCAACCACTCAGGGATATCTCCTGTGCGCATCGTACCGAAGACGTTGGCAAACTGGCGCTGCACATCCTTCAGCACATATACGTCGCCTACGCCAGGCACCTGATACATCTTATAAAAGTCGGCTACGGCGATGTTCGGCTTGCGGCTGTTCATCAGCGGCAGTACTGTCACCACCTCGCCGTCGCTATTCTTCTGCTCCACCACGATAAAGCTCAGGTCGTCGAGGAACTTCTTGTTGGCAATAGCCTGGTTGTTGCTGCTGGAGTAGTAGGCCAGGATATCGGCGATATCGTCGAACTTCGGCACAAGCCCTACGTCACGTCCCTCGCGGTAGGTGTTAAACAGTCTCTCGCGCATGTTCGGCGACTTGGTGCGCTGGAAGTTCTCGACGTATTTGCTCCATGCCTCAGGATTGCTTCGGCTCTTGTCCCACACATGGTTTACATATCCCTGCTCCACATAGCCTGCATCGTTTCTCAGGCCTGCGTCCTCGATCGCGTGGAAGAAGTAGTCGTACCAGTCCTTGATCTCAGACATGATGGCTTCGAGTCCGGGCGTTCTCTTGATAGGCAGCTTATCGCTGATATCCTCGATGCTGATAATGTTGCTCGCCTCGTCCTTGATGACGTCCTCGAAGTACGTACCCTCGATGATGTCGGCCATGGCTGCGCGCAATTCCTCAGGCTTCACACCCTGGAGTTTTGCCTCGGTATTGAGCTTCTTCACCAGATCATGGATCCAGATGGCATCTTCGGCGTTGGCGCTCTCGAGATTCTTTCTGCGCTCTACAATGCTCAGCTTAGTGTGGCGCTTAGCTCCTTCTGGACTCATATCAATACCGACGGCCTCAGCCAGCTCGGCCTCAGCCCTCATGTCGGCTTCCAAGTCCTCAGGATCAACGATATGCGGCAGCCTGTCGGGATCACCCTCGTACAGTCCCATATCCACACTCTCCTGCTCACGGATTCCGTAACGCTCCTTCCATGCGGCATACTCACGGCGGTACTCGTCGTTGGCCTGCTGCAGGTAGTCGAACAGACTGGGGGCTTCCTTCCAGGCATCCACCTTCGTCTCGTAGTCAGCCACTCTTGCTGCATACTCCTGAGGCGACTCGCCTCTCTCACGCTTCGGGAACTCGCCCAGCGTCTCGGTGTCATCCTCGATGTTGTTCTGGCGCTTCCACTCAGCCAGGTCGTTATTGAACTTCTCGTGCCACTTCTCATTGATCTTCTCTGCCTCAGGCATCGGATCATTGTTGGCGGCAGCCTCTTCCTCAGCGATCTTCCAGCGCTCCCAGTCACGTAGTCTCTGGAGGTACTGCGCCATCGACTCGTTATTGCGCTTGCGAGGTCTGCCTCTGCGGCTGCGCATCAGGTCGTAGTCCGTTTCTTCGCGGGCGGTCACCTTCTGCTCCTGAGGAGTCATTTGGTTCCAGCGTTTCAGCGCCTCGCCTGTCTTAAGCACGTAGTAGCGCAGGTCGTGGTCGTTCAGCAATCCACGAATACGCAAACCCAGCTTGTTCAGCAGGTTGATCAGGTAGTACTTCACCTTCGTCCAGAGCGAGAACTCTTCGGCAGTCCTGGGACCGTCGGCAGCGATATCGGCAAACACTTCCTGTGCTGCATGACTGAACCGCTTCGGATCTTTCCATCCGGGATCATTCTCGTTGGCCTTGTCGAGGATACGCTGGCGCACATCCTTCGCGGCGCTCTTGAAGATGAACTGTCCGAACTTATCCACCTCTTCCTGACTGCCCATCAGGGCTACCAGTCCCTCGTGTCCCAGCTTCTCATGACAGACGGTACGCTTCACCTCGCCTGCGTCGACATGCTCAGGCAGTACTACGTGTACGCTGTTGTCATTCGGATCGTACCATCCGAGTGTGCCAGACTCAGGTGCCTCTAACTCGTAGATAACCTTCACGCCACCCAGCATGTCGGCTGTCTCATCACCTGCAACGATATAGTTTCCGTAAATGTTACGTAGATTTTCATCCGAAAGTGTGGGGTTTTCAAAACTTTTGAGTATATTTGCAGCAGAATTAAGCTCTCGATTGTCAATTCTTGATCCCTTAGGAGGATCCATAGTAAGCCAGTCAAGGGCTTTTTTCTTGTTCAGATACTTCAGGTTATCCTTTGCAAATTCGCTCTTTTCGGTATTGATTTCCTTAATAATACGTTCCAAGTCCTTGCCGTGTACGCTGGTGATCTTTTCGACATCCAGCACATCACCCGTCTTGTTGACACGGATGGTAACAGTCACCTTGCGTCCGTCTTTGGTGGTCAACTCCGTTACAATGACGTTCGACTGGGCTTTATCACCCCATTGGTATACCATAATCGGATGATACAAGGCTGTTGGAAGGTTTTTCAGGTCATCAAATCTTAAGTCATGCTTATCCATATGGTCGGCCAGCACAGACTGCTTCATCTTGATCTGCTTACCGTTTACACCACAGGTTTTAAGGATAGGCGACGGCTCACCAAGTTCAAACATCTTACCAGAACTCATCTTCCCTTTGGCGTACTCGTCCAACTGGGCATTGAACTTGATGTTGGCCCGATTCTCTGCCGGTGTGGTTTGGCGGTACATCTTGACAATGTCGGCGCTCTTTGCTCCTTCAAGGTCATTGATATCGACGTACTGCTCCAGATCCTTGTCGATGTATGCCTCCAGACCAAGCTCCTTGATGCGGTCGAGGATATCCCAGCGCAACGACATCTTATTAAAGGTGTACTTGTCAACCTGCTTCTGGTAGAAATCTGCCGTAGCCTTACCAAAACCTGATCCCTGTGATGGAGGCCATCCATGCTGATCAGCCCACTTCTGACGGAAAGCGTCCTCCTGCTCGTCGATATTCAGACCGTCCTCGTCGAGCATCTGGTCATTTAGGCGCTTATATTGCATCACAAGCTCCCTGGGCGACATCTGATCGACACGGTACTTCATGTCGGCAGCCTCAGCAGGCAGCAGTCCTTCGGTATACATATCCTCGATCTGCTTCAACTGCATGTCAACGACCTTTGCTTTCTCCTGGCTCTTCTTGAATGCCTCGTAAGCATCGTTGCAGGCCTTACCCATGCCCTTGTGCGGCGGCAGGATGGTCATGCCCCTCTCTGCCAGGATAGGCAGCAGCTTCGGCGGGATGATATCGAAGTGGATACCCTCAGTACCCTCAAACTCCTTCACCCAGTCGTCGGCCACCTCTTCCCAAGGCACAATCTCGATCGGCTTGTCCCATCGGCTCAGTATCAGCTCACCGCCGTTCCATGGGTGACGGCCTACCGACAGCTTTGCCTTTTCGGCATGGTAGCCGCTGGTCAGCTCGCTGGCAGGATACTCCGTACGCACATATACGAGGTTCGGGCGCTCCCATGCCTGCTTGAACTGTTTGTTTACAAGCGTCGGACGGATATGGATATACGGGTTATAGTCCACATTGCCTACCTCCTTGCTGTCTGGCTTGATTAGGTCGATTTTGCCGTCCTCGGTAGCCAGGTCGGGGTTTTCGTCGCTGCGCTCCCACTCCTCAAAGTTGAACATCGACGTGGGCTTTCTGCCTACACCCTTTCGGCCTAAGCGGTTGGCCATGGGAGATCCCAGCGTACCGTCCTCGTTCATCACGACGTTCCTGTAGCCTATCTCCGTCGGCTCGTTGTCGAGGCGCTGTATCTCGTTGGGATCGGTCACAGGCTCGCTGGCGTTATAGACTGTCGGATCAGGTTCTCTGATATAGCCCATCTCGCGGATGCTCTTATAGTGGTCTGGATTGTCAACATGCACCACGTCTACCAGGAACACGTTTCTTCTATCCAACAGTTTTTGCAGCTTATTCACCTGATCCTTTGCATCGTAGCCGTACTCATAGTTACCATAGAGTGATACAATCGTACCGCCCATCTGATTCATGTACTTGGCTATCAGGTCGGCGGCAGCCTCGTTGGCTACCTGACTCAGCTCGGTATAAGGCAGGAACACGTTACCTGTGACCTTATAGTTCTGGCCCATCACAATCAGGCTCATCTTCTTGTGGTCACCCAAACGGTGGCTGCTCACGAACTTGGCTACCCTGAGTGCCGTGCCTGCGTCAAAGGCCGTCTCTGGGTTCCAGTCCTCGTCAAACACCTGCTTGCTGAAGCTGTACACCTTCATCGGCACACTATTCTCGGGTGCTTCGGGCATTCTCATACCAGGCAGGCTCATATTGTCATTGAAGAGTCCGTACTTACCGCTCTTGGTATCGATGATAATGCCGTCCTCCATCTTATTGCCAAAGATGCGTTTCATGTGCGTCCAGACGTTCTGATCGTTCTTGCTGCATTTCAGGTTGCCTGAAGGATGGTTGTGAACAAAGTACACCTTGTCGGGTTTCAGCTCGTAGTATGCTGCCAGCGCCGGGCTTATGTCGGCTGGAGATTCGATATAGCTTCCCATTCCCAAATGAATGATGGTGGGCGTACCGTCCTTTACCAGCACACAGAAAACATTCTCTACGGCTGCATCCTCCAACTGTCTGAAGATATAGGCGATATCGTCGATCGACTCGATCTTATCCTTGCCCGTGAAGCTAAAGTAGCCGTTCTCCACATAGCGGCGCTCCACATGACAGGTCTCTCCCTCTCTCAATGGGCGCAAGCGCATCTGTGTCAGGTCATATCCCGACTTGTGAATTTCGTTCTGCTGCTGCTCGAACTGTTTCTTTGCCTCTTCCTGCTTCTGCTCGTATTCAGCTTTAGCCTCAGCCAGGCGCTCTTCCTTCATCTGTTCGATCTCCTGCTGCTCGGCTCTCACTTCGTCCTGCTCGCTCTTCTCGAACTCCTTAAGGTCAATGTAGTCCTCTAAGGCTTCAATCTGCGCCAGGAGCTTAGTACGGTCGCTGGTAGAGTAACCACCATCCTTAAGTTGACGGAACACGTTACCGTACATTTCGTAAGCATCTTCCAAGGATGTGTCGTTGTCTTCCAGAATGCTGCTGTAGGCTTGCACCTCGTCCTCACGTTCTTCCGTGTGCCGATTGTCGTATATATCAATAAGCTTGCGGCGCTCCTTGCCGTCCTTATCGCCGATGGCTGCCAGCAGCTCCTCGTCGCTCATGTTGGTCGGCTTCTTCTTGCCTGTGGCAGTTTCCTGCTCAGGCAGGAAGTCGGCATCCGTAAACAGGTTGCCCTCCATCAAGCTCTGCACACCTGGCTCACTTGCAATACGACTGATTGGCTTGATACCATCATCGAAGTATCTGACGATGTCTGCCAACACGCGCTGCGGCTTCACATCCTCGTATTCGGCATAATGGTCGCTATCCCAGCCGTCGCCGAAGTCAACCGTTACGTATCCTTCGTTTCTTGCTATCAGCTGCCGCAATACGTTCAACTGCTTTTCGGTCGGATTAACGGCCAGGTTGATGCTGCCGGCGTTGTCATCAATACGGATGGCGCCACTCTTGATAAAGTCTGGCATAGAGGTCTCAATACCCGACTTGGTGTTGCCGTCGCGCTCATAGTTGATGTCGGCGATGTCTCTATGATCGGTGGTTCTTCTGCCTCTAAGGTGCGAGGTGTCTGATCCCGGGTTCATCAGGTGACGTCCGCTAAAGTCGAGCATGGTTCCGTCGGGCAGCACATAGCCTGCCTCACGGAGATCACGGGTAGCGCCAAAACGCTCCTTGGCTGCCTTAAAGATCTCCTTTGCATGGTCAGACAATTCCTCTGCAGGACCTATCGGCTCTCCTACATGGAACATCGGCTGCTCTTTCTCGGTCTTTCCCTCTACAGGATTGAAGCCTCTCAGCAGATCTTTCAGCGGCATGCGGGCGACTGTCTGCCAGTCGGCTTTAAACAGCTCGCGGTTCTTGCTGCTGAACAGGTTCTTGATATACTCCCAGAATCTCTTCAAGGCGCTCTTTACTGCATCAAGAATACCCTCGCTATCCTTGTTGTTGCCTGTTGCAGCCTTTACAAACTCTTCTTCGGTGGTGGCGCCAGAAAGGCGTGACAGCACCTCGCTTGCCATGCGGTTGTCATCCTCCCAGATACTGCGATAGTTCGGGTTCTCGCGTACCTGCTTCCACATGTCGGTCTGCTTCATCACCTTCACGATATCCTTCCACAACTCGGGATCGTTCTCTTCGACGTATTTTGCCCAAAGGTGGGTGTACTCGTGGGCTGGGGTATTCGGATTCATTCCGGCAGGAGTCAGGAAGATCTGCTTGCCGTCGGTCCATCCGTACATCTTGCCTCCCTTGCTCTTCTGGAACATGGGCTGCCCCTCCATGACCGACTCCTTCATCTCAGGCGTCACATCGATGGAGTGCATGGTAAGACCATTCTTGATCTTGGTGTAACCGTTGTCAAGATAAGCATCTTTAAGTTCGGGTAGTTCAATCTCTCCAGTCTTTACTCCCCATTTCTTGCCGTACTTATCCATGAAGCGAGGCAGGATCTGGTCGTAGAAGCCTTTCATGCCCTCGCCACCTATACGCTTGTTTTGAAGGTCAATTCTACTTCCATCTTTGGCTTCCATAATCATAGATGCAACATCCTTGCCGAAAACCTCATTCAGGGTTTTACCTTCAACACCGTCACCAAGTCCTTCGGACAACGTAATCTTGCCATTGCTGTCTGCTGCGACACGGCATCCGTTTCCATTAGCGGAGAATCTGAGGTCTCTATAGAAATACTCTTCCTTCGGATTTGTCTTTACATCAATATATGGAACTACACCGCCGATATCATATCTCTCGGCCTGCTGATCTCCTGTAGTCCAGGCTATCTTGTCGTAGCCATTTTCAGCTGCATAGCGAAGCATACGCTTCATGGCCAGCTCATGCCAATTCTTCTCAAAGGGTGCATTGGGAACAGCCTCATTGTAATCACCGTTGATTTCGCGCATCTGACGCTCCAGCTCTTCCATGTCTTTGCGAAGCTGAATGCGCTTTTCGTAAAGCTCATTCAGTTCCTTGTCGTTGTCAAAGAGTGCCTGATATTCTTCTGACTTCCCTTCTTTTACATATCCATCCTCGTCAATCAGAGCCTGTGCTTTCTTGCTTTCACGGATCTCGTCACGTCTCTGCATGTCACGGGTAATCGTCTGCTCCATCTCGTTGTTGATGTCGCGATGGCGCTGACGCATCTCGTCTCTCTGCTGAGTATTTTTCTCATAGTCGCCCTTGTATCCTTTTTCCCTGGCATCCTGATGGCGCTTGCTCTGGATCTCGTCGATGACCAGCACTTTCTTTGTGCTTTCGTTGAATGTTCTTATATACTCATCTTCCAGACGATCCATTTCTGCTTTCTCTTCTGGAGCCAATTCAAAATCTGGATGTGCAAAAACATCTAAAACATCGTGGCCGTACTTCTTATTAAGCTTTTGAACATATTCGTCGAATGCTACTTTGGCAGCTTCCTGCTCTTTGCTTTCTTCTGCAACAATGGTGTCGCCAAAGCGGATCCATGCAATAGCGCGGCCACCTCCAGCATCGCCGAAGTGAATATTGTCACCCTCATTGTACGGCTCGATGGTTGGAACCGTCAAGGCTATCTCGCGCTTGTTGTCAAGACCTTCTGTGGTATAACCGAGTCGGACAGAGTTGATCGGCTGCTCGTCGAACTGCAGGAAATGCTTGGCTTCTTCTGACAACTCATCGTAGTAGCCATCTCTCTGAGGTACCAGCTTGCCGTTTCCATAATTCACCTCAAATGCATTACTAAAGTCGTCACCGTGCTTGTTGACCATTTCTTCAAATGCCAATTTCCTCGGATCGTTATCGTGAAGCTTTTTGTAACGCATTGACATATCTGCAAGACGGTCACGGTCTTCTTTGTCAAGCTTACCTGGATCAACAGCCCATCCTTTACCGTATTTCTCCAGCATTTCCTGATTAACGGTGTTGGCTTCTTCGTTTATGGCTTTCCTGCTGTCTTCATACTTCTTGACAAGTTCATCGAACTCTCTGCGCAACTCCTGCATGGTCGGGTTGTTGTCAATATCAATAAACTTGCTGTATTTGGTATCATTAATCTCGATCTGGTGCTGACGGATATAGTCCTCTATCTCCTGTTTGGTGACAGTCTTTTTGCCTGCGGCCTGTTGCCACCTCAGCCAGTCGCTCAGTCCGATCCACTTATCTTCGCCAGCTTTCAGGCCTCCGCTTTTCTCGATCATCTTCAGCCATTGCTCGGGAGTAGCTTTTCCCTGACTGATACCTTTTACGGCTTTCATGGCGTTGCTGTAGAAGACAGGCTTGTTGTCAGGCTCCTCAAACATGAACTGGATATGCTCCTGGATCTTGGCATTGTCCTCATTGAAGATGACGTAGTTCGTGGCACCACGTCCGTTGCCGAAGATTGTTCCTGCAGGATACTTCACTCCCACAAATCCGATGCTCGACATCAGGTCGCTCACCTTCTTCTCGTCCTCCAGTCTGCCTCCGAATGCCTGCACCAGACGCTCCCTGATCTCCTTATAGGCCCATTGGTTGCGTTCTATCATGTTAGCCAGGGACTCCCAGCCGTTCTTATATTGGGGGTACATTACGCTTTGCTCCGGATCTCCGTCAAGACTCCTGACGGCATAGGCGATCTTGCGGCGCAACGGCTTCTTGATAGTCATCAGATAGTCAAGGTAGTTCTCGCCGTTGTCATCGGGGATCTCCACCTTATACAGGTTCTTCTTGCCTTCCTGGAAGTCTGAGTACTTAAGCGAGTTGACAAATTCTAATACGGCCTTATGCTCCTTGTAGTCCTCCATGTCATCTTTTGACAGGTCGGCCATATTGTCCTCGTAGTCCTTGATGGCAGTCTGGAGATAGTGGCGCACCTTGCCTACAGCTTCCTTGTAATGATAATCCAAGTCGAGATTCGAGAGAATGTCGCGTATTGTTTCATCTTTCAGGTTTTTACCAGCTGCGTAATCGCGTCTTTCCTTGCCCAGATAAGTCCATCCGGACCCTGTCATTCTTGCATAATCCTCTCCAATACCTCTGTTGTCGCTCAGGTAAGTGCCGTAGCCGAATGTCTGGCTGCCTGCTCCTTCACCCATGTGCGAGTGATCGAACTTGGTAAATACAGCTCCGCTGCCGTGCCAGCCTGACATCGGCATGATCTCGGCGGCCTCCCTCAGCTCCTCTTCTGTATGATCTTCGCGCAGCGGTTCCAGATCAAAGGTCTTGAACATGCCTCCGAAGCGGTTGCCCCATGACTGATACTCCTTGGCGTACTGTCGCTTCTCGAAGAATGCAGGCACTCCGTACGGATCGCGCACATTGATCACGGCATAACGCTGGCGCTTGTTGGTACGCTCACGAAGGGCGTTCTCGATGATGGGGCGCTCATTGACTACGGCATAGAGCTGCATCATATCGTCGGCCTCACGCTGGCTCACCTCATTTATCTTCACGCCTGTCTTGTTGATGGCTGTCATCACGGCATCGGTGGCTCGCTGGCGTACCTCAAATTCTTTGGCGCTCGGCTTCTGAAGCTCGGATGACTCGATGGCGGCTGACAGTTCCCTGCGGCCTTCCACCTCGTCCATGATATCCTCTGCCGTATCAGGCTTGTAGAACATCGGCTTACCAAACTCGAAGCGCTGGCTCAGCGGGATGATGTTGCCGTTCTTGTCGTACACGACGGGTTCGGCACTCTTCAGGCTGGCGACATGGCCTCGCTCGGTAGAGTCTGCAAGGCTTGCAACGATACCTGTACCCAAGGCGCGGATACAAGCCTCAGCGGTATTGCCTGAGTCAACCACATTGTCGATGACTACGGGGATCTTACCCTCTGGTATCTCGCCATTCACGCTGATACCCATATCTTTCGAGGCGATGGGCTTGTTGCCCTGCTTCTTGGTGTCGTACTGGCTTTCTCTTGGCGCGCTTGTCAGGATGTCGGCTACCTCGCTGCCTGTCTGCCTGGCAATGGCCTTGGCAAGCTTCAGCATGTCGGTAACCTTGCCTGTATGACTGGGGGCGGGAATAAGAACAGCGTTCTCAGGGATCAGCGGCGCCATGAGCTTAGCGGCCTTGTTGATGTCGGCAGCTTTGCCGTTCTTCACTTTGTGCGCCATGCTCCTGAGGTTGCGGTAACGGTCTACGGCCACAAACGGTGTCATGCCGTTGCCGATATTTTCTTTCAGGGCTTCATTGAACAGCTCGGTAGCTTTTGCCGTGTTGCCATCCTCGACGGCATTCAGGTATTCATCGTCGCGCTGGCGCAACCACTCTTCTACACGTTTCCTCGGGTTCACTCCCTCGGCAAAGTCCTTCAATACCTGGTCGTACACCTGCTTCGGACTCTCGTAGGCGATATGCAAAAAGTCGCCCATCTTCTTCCAGAAGTCCTGAATAGCCTTGCTGATATTCTTCCAGATATTATTCCACTTGCCCTTGTATGAAGGATCGCGCTGGCTCATGCGCTCAAACTCCTGACGGATACGCTCTTCGCCATTGTCACCGCTGCCACGGGCAATCATCTCCTCGGCAATATCGTCCTCGCTGGTCAGCTCGGGATACAGGTTCTTAACGAACTTCCATGTGTCGGCATCCTGCTTCATCACGCCTACCACATCTTTCCATCCCTCGGGATTCAGTCTGCGGAAAGCCTCACACCACAGGTGGCCGTACTCATGCAGCGGCAGGTTGGCATTCACCTTGCGAGGATCCAGATACAGTCTGCCCTTATAGGCAAATCCGTACACATTGCCCTCGTTGGTGGCCATCTTGCGCATCTTACCCTCCTGGCTGTTGTCCTTCTCGGCCTGCTTCTTGGCCTTGCGCATCTCGGCGATGTTGTCGGTCACGTCAACACCCATGTCCTTCAGGTGATCCACCATAGCGCCACCTGCCTCCATGGCGTCGATCATGCGGCGTTTCTCCTCGTTGCGTCGCTGTATCTCTGCGTCGAGAGCCTTGATATCAGTTTCGGCCTGTGCAATGTTAGCCTGTAGCGTGTTCTCCTTTTTGCTTCCTTTTTGGATATCGGTAGTACCAAGCAGAACTTTGGATGTGCTAAGATCTTGCTGTGCTTTCTTGCGGAGTTGCACGATTCCCTGGTCATCGATCTTGGTCAGCTCGTTCTCATTCCATGTCGGTTTCAGGTCTACAAGTTTTGCAGCCTGCTCACGATCTTTGATATCAGCCAACAGCTGGTCGGCGGGATCGCTTACAGTATCGGCGTTCTTTGTGCGCCAATAGTCGGCAAAAGGCTTTGTCTTGTGATCAGAGTCACCAAGCCATTTGTCGAAGTCGGCTTTCTTAACGCCAATCATCTGCATGACATGACTGTCCCACCATCCCGGTTCGTAGTTGCGCTCGTAGGCCTTGCGTGCTGCGCTCCAGTTGGGATAGCCGTACATCACCTTGTGTTCGTCGAATGTCCCATCAGGATTCTTCTGGTCTACGATGAATACGCGACCATTAAACGTGTCAAGGTCGGCATCATCATTGATAAACATATCGAGGTGGTCACCATCGACTCCGATCTTCCTGAGGATGTAGCCGTAGGTGTCCTTTATATCGATGCTCCATGGCTTGCCGCTGGCATCGACGCCAGAACGGGTGCTGCCCTTGGGATTCTCGATGGTGTAGTCATAGCCTCCAAAGGAGATATGGCCCATCTTATAGTTACCTGCTTCCTTCTGCGCTTCGGTTGGGTTGGTGTCGGTCTCAGCCTTTGCCTCTGCAAGCCTTGCAGGGAAAGAATTGTCTTTCTGATATCCAGCGTTTCTGTCAAGGAATTGTTGTATAGTTCCGCTTTTACCTCTTGTGATGGGGTT